GATGTGCTAAGTGGGCTTGTAAGTGTGATGTCTTTCTGAATATCCTGCATTGCAAGGCGTTGTGAAGCAAGTGCGTTATTTAGCGCGCCTACTGCATCTGGTGAAAGAGACTTGTTTGTTGCAAGGGCTTCAAGTGTTGATACTGGGTCGCCAGATGCTGATGCAAATGTTGATGTACCTGACTTGATTGCCATAATTGCTGATGGGTCTGAAATAGATTGTCCAACAGACTTGTTGAAAGCGTCTGTGTATTCGTCCATGCGCACTGCTGCATCTTTTGCAGAAGTAGCATCTCCGAACAACTCAGTTGCTTTAACTGGTGCGAGAGCCATTTGTTTCCTTTCGTAAAGAGTTTGAATTATTTGTTGGCTTGAATTGCTAGTGCTTTGGCTTCAAAATCTGATGCCAATTCTTTGTAACCGCGTGCCAAATCTTTGTCATCGGTTACGGCTGACTTTGCGCGATATTCAGCCGCCTTTTGTAGTAAGTCACCAAGTTCGGCAATTACGGCTGGCTTAATAACGGAACGCTTTGGTCCGCCTGCTACTGCTTTTGTTTTTGCCGTTGCTAATTCTGCATTTAACTTGTTAATTTCCTCTTGATAGGAAGTAACCTCTGTAGTTATAGCATCTTTTGCACTCTTTACGGCTTTCTCAATGATTGCAGTAATTGTCTTTTTAGACAAATCCTCATCATCTGAGGAATCTTCATCTGTGCCGTTATCGGCAACATCATTTCCATCTACATCAATGCGTGGAATAATTGTGTCTAGCGACTTAGGAGTTTCAGTTGGTGAAACCATAGTTGCAGTTGATACATCTGAACGACCATGCGCATTTGATGGTTGGTCGCAACCGCACTCTAAGCACTTTTCTGCTTTATCCAAAGGCTTCTTGCCTTCTGCTTCTTCAACTTCTTCTTCTGCGGCTTCTGGCTTTGAACCTTCTTCGGTTTCTTCCTCTGCGGTTTCGCCATATTGCTTTTCTTCATCTTCTTCAAGTTCAACGCCAGCCTCTTTACACATTGACTTACATTCGTCAAGTGCCTTTTGAGCAGCCATATAATTCATTTTGCATTCTTCATATTGCTTCATCAAATCTTCTTTTGAAGGCTTTTCTGCAACGGCTTTTTCTTCTTCTTCGTGCATTGATTTTGTTACTGTCTTTTTACGCGCCATTGCACGCTCCTTAGTTGTAGTTGTTCTTGTTGATTTGTCACGACCGTATAATTCATTTAGATAGGATTCAATTTCTTCAATCGCATTACCTACTTCATCTGCTAAATCGCCTGCATTATCACTATCAATTGAATTTAATTGTTCTTGTGCAACTTCTAAATCTCTTAGCGCATCTTCCATTTCGCCAGCGTGAGAACCTAAATTTTCAGAATTTTTAGCCTCTTCTAAAGCATTTCCAGCCATATTTAATGATTCGATTGCTTTATCTGCGGTTTCTGCACCTTCTTCATCTCCATCTTCTTCTAATTCCAAGCGCAAATCATTTGCTTCATCACTTAGACTAGAAACATCAGATGCGGTATTTGCAACTAATGTATTGTCGCGAGCCGCTTCCATGCGGTCTCTTTCAGCACTATCTGGGTCTTTGCTATCTGAACCACCGCGACTTGAACTGCTACTGCCATCACCAGAACCAAAGCGACCTTGTTCATCGCGCTCTTGTTCCTTTTCAATAAATTCTTCAACTTGTTCTAATGCGCCAGCAGTATCAGATTTAGCCAACATTAGTTTTGCATTTGGATTTGCTGGTCTATCAACTAATGAAATTTCTACAATCTGTCCGTCAATAATTCTACCGTTAGCGGCTTTTGTATCTCTAACAATTCTTGGTGAACGAATACCAATTGAGAAACCTTTTAGCACACCTGCTTCAACTTTCTTAATGCTAACTGGGTCAACAACTAATGCAGAAATGTAATGTCCATCTGCTTTGCTATCTAATTCTTTTGCAACACCTGCGGCAATATTGCTATGTTGTTCTCTAATGTTACCGCCTGTTTTGAACCACTCTGGCATTGCTCTATCTAACCAACCTGCATCACAAATCTGTTGGTCAATATCTAGTGCATCATCAGTTGCCTTGCCATATACCAATAGCGTTCCATCATCTTGCTTTTCTTGTTTAATAATTGCGGCATATGAATGTGCTAAATCTGTGGTCATTGATTTATCCTTTTTCTTTTCTCTCTCTGCAATACTGTCTGCCCAAGTTTTACCTGCATCTCCACCCCATAGTAGCCATGCAATATAACCGCGAGAAGGATTTGAGGCGTTGCCCCAGTCCTTTCCTTTTTTGTCAACTTCGTGTCGTGCAAAATAGGATACCATGCGATTGATGGTTTTTAACGGTAGTGATTTACCATTTGACAAATCTCTAGCACGCGCAACTCCAACCATAGTGCCGCCACGCTTAAATTCTTCGCGTAACTCTAAGCCACGCCTTGCGTTTTCTTGTGCTCCTTTTGGTGGTACAAATCCATCTGCGCTTTTTTCTTGACTTACCACATGAATATTCAATGCCGTTAAATGGTCTTTGGCATCTTGTAGTGTTTTGTGGCAGGTGACAACGGAGTTATCTTCATCTTTGACTACTGGATAACCAGCGCAATCGTATGAGCCTTTTTCTCCAATGTGATATGGCATTTTTTATGCAGAATATGTAATTACTACTGCGCCAGCGGCTGATGCTGCTGCTGAAATTCCCCAGATTTCATCTCCAGAGTGCAACCATAATTGTAAATTACCATTAGCGGCAATAGGACGACCAACAGTTGCGCCTGATGTTGTCACTGTTGAGTCACCAATAAAAATTGATGCACTATGTCCATTATGAATTTGAACAGCAGTAAATTGAGGCAAACCTGTTTTAACGGTATGCAATATAGTAGCCGTTGTTTGTGTTCCTACATTTATGTGTTGTAATGCCATTTGTTATTCTCCATTCAAAATATAGTCTAATGCATCTTGTCCTATATCGCGTGTATCTACTACATAAGGCGCAATATCACAAACGCAATTTGGGTGTGCTGGCGGTTCGGTATCTCCGCTTGGGAATACATCACCAATACCGATAGGTGATGCATCTGCATTTTCTTGGCATAAATCGCAAGGGTCTGCGACTATCCACTCTACCAGTTCCGCACCGCTTTCTTCATACAATTCCCTAGAAGCAACAGATACGGCACTACTCATTTCAGTTTGCGCAATAGTTAATGCGCGGTCGCTATCGTCAAGCAAATCTTCCAATTCTGCACGCACACTTGCTGGTGTTTCACCTTTTGCCAACGCTCTGCCTAAGATTGTTCCAATTCTGTCTAGTGTGGTTCTATTTACATTTTGAATTGTTACACCACGCCTATCTAACAAATCAGATAATCCGCGAGGCGGTTTAATCAAATTAGCGGCGGCACGATTACCGGGCTTCCAAGTATCCCAGTTAATTGCCATTGCGCGTTGCAAATCTGCTTTTGATGGCGCTTTATTTATCTTTGCTTTTGCTAATGCGCTCATAGCAATATCTTGCCCAAGCGTGTAACTATCCACATAAATAGTTTGTAACGCATTGAACATTTCTTTGCTATTTGGGCGTATATGAATTTTGGCATAAGCGCGTGTTTCTTCTGTCGTTGTAGTTGCCGTAAAACCCATAGCAAAAAAATCATTTACAACGGCATCTACATCTATTGAAGCGCGCAACGCATCTCTCACAAGTTTTGCACGCCGAGCAGCAAGGCGTGTTTTTGCGCCTTGTCTTTTCTTCCACGCTCTGTTCATTTTATGCTAAATAGCGTTCGGCATACCAGCGTGCACTATCGTAATCTTTTGCAGTAACAAATTTGTTTAACACATCTGCATAGATAACTGGCACATCTTGAAAACGGAAAGCCCTATCTGGTGCTTTTGTTAAGAACCGCAGAAACTTTTTCAATTCCTGTTGTGCTTTAACTGCATCAGTTACATCTTCCTCTGGCGCATCTTCAATTGCAGGTACTTCTGTTTCGGCTTCACCATCATCTGTAAGTGTTTGTGTGCCATCAATTAACACCATACCTGTTTCTGTTACAAGATATGAACCAGTTGCAGTTGTGAAGATAGGAATATCTGCTTCTGGTGCTTCAATTAAAGGCAGACCAGAGCGTGACCGTGCTTCATTTAGCGTTAATGTTCCAGATTTGATATTTATATCAGCAGTGCGTGCATTGGCTTCTGTATCTTCTCTGCCACTTTCCATGAATTTGAATTCAAGTTCGCGTGGCATACCGAGAAACACATATGACAATTGTGAAATCATTTTTGCAACCCAATTTGCTAGCGGAATTGCGCCAATTACTTCACTGCTTTCTGCCTGACCTAATTGGAAACCTGCTCCACCCAAACCGCCTTTAGGACTAAATCCAATTTCAGAAGGTTGAACTCCAAAGTGTCCGCAAATGCTATTTACAAGATAATCGTCAAGCGTATCTTTGAACTTTTCGCCATAACCATCAAATTGAATTGGCTCCATACCGACTGGCAATAAGCGAACACGCTTGCGTTGTTCTGTTTGTCCTGCTAAATCGTTATTGAAAATGTTTTCATATGCGCGTAACAACTCTGGATTATTACCAAAGTTTGCATCTGTTTTCATCATCAATTCTGGTGTAACGCCATCTGTATATTCGGCGCGTATCCATTGCTGACGGCGCAAGTAAATATCTGCGAGTGGTAATGCGCGTTCAGTTGGTCCATATCCATACACGCTAGTTGTTCTGCGGTTCTTGATTAGATATGCCAATTCATCACTTGTAAATTCGCCATCTGCTTCTTCTGTTTCTGTCGGTGCGGTAAATTCGCTACGAGGGAAACCAAACAAGATTTGCTGATAGGCGCTATACGGTGGCATTGGTCGCATACCACGGTCATCAATCAATGGCTTAATTGTAGAACCATCAAGAATTTGCAATCCGTATAACTCTCCGCCAACAGATTTCTGCGGCCATATTGCCCATGCATCTAACACAAGGATTTCTTCAAGTGCAATATTTAACCAATCGTAAAATAATAATCCATTTGCCTTATCTGGTTGTTCCCAAAATTGGCGCACTCGGTTAATATCTTCGGTGTAATTATCTCGCGCAGTTTGCATAGCGCGTACTCTTGCGCCACCGATTTCGCTAATAATCTTTTCTGCGGCATCTTCGCCTAATGTAATATCCCAATTCAATCCAAGTATTTTTGCTTTTGTAACTTCAATACATCTGCGCAAAATGTCAATCTGGTCTGCCGCAGCGCGTAATGTTTTGAAAGGTGTTAAGCGTGTTTCTGTAATATTGATATTTTGTGCAACTTGATATTCATATCTGCGTGGGTCGGGTCTGCCGCTATCTGGATTAGGCGGATTAATTGCGCCCGGAACAATTGGCATACCAGGAGCAAATGGAACTGTCGCAAGATTAGGATTGCGTGGTAGTGCATCTGTTTGTCCGTATGTTGTTGTTTGCCCAATATTGTTGCGCATTTGTGTTTCTGTTAGTGCTACTGCTCCTACTGGTAAATTAGGTGCTTTAGTAATCTCTTTTGCAACTTTCTCTGCAAATCGGTCTATTAAACCCATTACATTAACCTCTCAAATTGTTTCCGCATTTAGAACAAATGCTAGCCGTTTTTGGTGATGGCATACCGCAAACTGTACATAATAATGCCATATTTGCTAATGCGAGCATACTAGCACCACCAGAGTTCAATTCTGTTATTGCCCACACTAATGCATCTAATCTGTCTGGGCTTTCTGCCGAAGTTGGAGTCCATTCACACATTTGAGTTTCAAGTTCAGAGAAGTATCCAACATGATGCACTTTGCCTTGCTCGTACAAACTGCTAATCGGTTCGGCGCGTAATTGTTTGCCTCTAGTGGCAGTTACCTTTTTTGTCGCAATAGATGCATCTACCTGTTTTAATAGCAAAATAACCATATCACCGCCATTGTTTGTTTCTGCAACAATTTTGTCTGCTTGATATTTGTGATACAACTCAACTGCCACTCTTGCCCAAGCATCTGGCGTTGTACGGATAGATTTATCATCAAGCACAAAGTAATCACCATTTGATGCAATACCAGCCGCAACTATGCCAGTTTCATCGCTGGTAGCGTTACCAGTTACCGCAGGGTCAATAGCAACTACAACCCGAACAAGTGGTGGTGCGCTATCCACCCGTGCATCGTCAATTAGTTTGCG